TGTTTAAAGCAAGCTTGCTTTTCAAAATAGACACGTTTAAATCAATTTCAATCTGTTTTTTTAAATTAAAATTTTGCATTGCTAAAATTGCAGTTCGTTTTTCAAGCTGCTCAATTGTTATTCTGCTATTCTGTAATAATGTGTTAAGTTCCACTATTGCTTTTTGCTGTTTATCAATTATACTCTTTTCAATTATTTTACTTTCCATATCTTTGACAAATTTTGAATCAAAAGAGTCTAAAGTTTTGTGCAATTCTTTTCTGTAAGTTTTTTTCACGCAAGCTTGAAAGCGTTTATTAATTTCTTTTTTACATGCGATACATACACGATTTTTAAAATTGACTTTTCCATAATCTATACATTTTTTATTTTGCATTGTCTTTTTTCCTTTTCAGTTAAAGATTAATAAAATTTGTTTTTTATCCTATTAAATAGTCAAGCTTTTCTTGTTTGACTATTTAATAGGATTGACAAGAATTAATAAAACTTGTCAATCCTTAACAGATAAAAATATATCTGTGTTTTTTATGGAAGTAAAAAAAGTAAGAAAATTATAAAACATCAATAGACTGATATATCTTTGCTATCCTGTTACAGCGAAAAAAGCAGTTTATAAAACTTTGCAAATAAGACTTTCACTTATTAGCTTTTTAAGTGAGTTTATCGAGTTTTTTATCTGTTTGCTTATCCGCTTTAATCAATTGACATTTACAACGTTTGATTGTCCTATGGAGTCTGCTAAAACGATTGAAAAATACTCAAAGTAACAATTCAATCTTTATGCTTTATTAAAATGTCAATCCGTCACTATTATAAAATTAAGCTTGCAAATAAAAAAAGCTGCTATGTCAAGGAACGAAACAAAAGAATTTAAATAACTTGATAAATCAGTCCTGCAAAAATTGTTAAATAAAAAGCTATCATTGCAAGTCTTATTTTGTTTGCTGTGTTATTCATGTTTTCAATCCTTTTGTTTTTTGTTCGGAGTGCTTTAAAGTTGATAAATAATAAGCTTTTTATCAAGAGTTGTCAAGTTTTATTAAGATTATTTTGCTATTATAATGATATTAATAAGCGCAATCAAAAAACATAATGTTATTAATTAGTTAAGCTTTACTAAAAATAGACAAGATTTGACAAGCTTGTAAATAAGTCAATAAAACTTGTTTAATTCGTTTTTTGCAAAGTCCTATAAATAAAGACTTTACAGCTATATAAAAACAAAATCCTTGTAAAGCTTTGTTAATAAAGAGTCTACAAAGTGCAATTACATCCGTTTTTATTAAAACTTGTCAAGTTTCGTCAAGTTTAATTAAATTAAAGAATCGACTCAAAAAAATTTTACATGCTATTACAAGCTTATAAAAGAAAGTTTAATATATAAGCACTGACAGCGATACAGCTATATAAAAAAGCATGTTTTGTGCTATCTGTATCAATCCAGTAAAAAACAAGCTATTTTGTTTCGTGAAGCGAAAACTAATAACTGAACCACTCTTATATACTGAATACTATTCATTGTAATAATATCCCTTAATAAGAAAATTCTATATAAGAAAATAAACAGTATTCATATACTAACTACCACTCAAATAAATATACTCTAATAATATAATAAATAACATTCATTCTTTTAATTCCCACTTATTCTTTATTCGATTATTTATTAATTAAAAGGTAATTCACAATTTACAAATCAATCCATAAACAAAACAATAATCAGTTTAAATAACATTCAATAAAATATAACAAAGTATTAAACAAATAATTCTCAGTTATAAAGTAATAGCCATTAAAACAATGAATAGTATTCAGAAAATAAAACGTTCTCTATAAAGCAATTGCTATACAGAATATCTCAGTTAATTTATTTCCTGAAACCACAAATAAAACTTGAATAAGAATAAAACAATAATAAGCAGTCAAACAATGAACAGTAGTCAATGAATGCTATTCAGTTAATAATATTCTATGTAGTGAATGAATGTATATGTATAGTGTGAATGTTTCTTAGTATATGAATCCCGTTCATTCTCTGTGTGTGTATGTATTGGATGAAGTAGGATTGATGCCTGCTGTATACATGAATGCACATAGTCATATGATATAGCAATACAGTAATGATTAAGTGTACATGTATATTATAGTGCAACGGTACACTCACTCACTACATAGATGTATGATTAAATATACTTATCAAGTTATAGTTTACATAATATATATTATCAGACGTTGACCCCCTCGAAAAGTCATACAACGTACTACTCGCAGCGTACGCACTGAGTCTCCCCCACAAAATTTTTTTCCGTTTGAAACTTTTTTCAATACCAACTCAAAAATCATTGGATACGAGTCACAAACTGATACCAATTAAAAAATACTTGACCTCTGACAATAAGTGATGTATTAGGAGCCAAAAACATCAATCAACGTTCAAGGAGTGAATCATGTCTGGTGGAATAAAACTTACACAGCAATATGAACAAAAGTTTGGGACCCTTTCCACAAGAAGAGGGAAGGATGAAGGGCAAAAAAGTCTATTCTCGTGGGAACCAATTCCAGACTGCACAGATGAAGAATGCCCTATCCGGCAAAAATGTGATTTTGTTAAGAGAGGAAACAAATGCCACGTGGTTGCGGGAATAGTAAAAAGTGCCGCACTGAACATCTTAAATAATTACGGAAAACAACTTAACAATGCACTCCGCAACCGCATTGGTCTTCATTTGATGCCCTTATACGTCCAATACGCTAAACAATGTGTGTATGAAGCGTCATTGAGTACTCCTGACTTCACAGATAACAAAGGCAATCCTAAAGTTAATCCTATCTATAAGGAAATAAGAGAAACCGTACGCACAATTGATCTACAGTGGAAGACGTTGGGGTTGGTGGATATGAAGGTGGATGCGAAATCGACTGGTTCTTATCACAGTCAATTAGAGGCAGCGGCATATAAGAGGATAGAGGTGCAACAACAACCAAAGTTTAAGGTTGTTAAGAAAGAAGGATAAACACAATTCCAAGGGAGGAAATCATGGTAGAAGAACTAAATCTGAACAAGACGTATGACGATGAGGGTGGGAATGCATTAAGAGGGGCACTCAATCTGCTTCTTAGTATTGGGGCAAAGCTGAATGAGGTGGTTGGTGAGTTGAATAAGAGGGATGCAGAGGGGACGATAAACATTGATCGTGTGTCGTACAGACCAACTAATCAGTTTCGGTTTCAAAGAAGGATGCAGACATGGAATTATGGCAAGGGTACATTCACTGCACCAGTTCAGCAACAGGATATGTTTGTCGATGTTCTTCAGCAATTGTATCTTGGTGTTAAAGGGGGAGAACAGGAAGTGTGGATAGATGTTCCTTTAACAGAGGTAAATTATTATCTACAGGGAGAAACGTTTTATTATCCACAGGGGGAGGTGCGAATAACAATGCTTAAAAAATATCAGACTATACTTATAATTATTGGTTCATTGATTGTTATTGTCAGTGCTTCGTTCGGTGCTACGACTTACTTTGCCAAATCTTCGGAGCTACAAGAGCTTACCATGGAAACAAGTTACAAATTCCTTGAGATAAGGGCAAAGGACTTGCAAGACAGGATGTGGGCGTATGAAGACAGATATGGTGAAGACAAAAGAAATTGGCCTCGAAATGCCATTCAGAAATGGAAAGAGTGGAAATCGGAATATGATACCATAATTAAAAAACTGGAAATAATCTTTGCACAACAGAAGAAGGGGTAACATGGCGAAGCCAATATTAAAGCTCAGAAAGAAAGCACTCAGGAAAAAGAAACCCATAGTAAAGACAACTTCAGATGTTGGTAGTAATTTAGAACGATATCGTAATGGTGGAGAAGGGATGATTGCGTGGTGTAATGAGAATGTTTGGGTTCCCATTTACCCTGAGGGCTCGGACATTGCCACATATTATCCGATGTCAGAGTTACCAGACACAATCAATCCTGAATCTGGCAAATCCTACAAATTTATATGGGAGTCGCAGCATGTTATTTTAAAAGAAGCTCTCGAAATGGTAAACAATCGGTTCCTTTATTCTAATATTGTTTTGTGTTGGATGCGTGGAGAAGGGAAGAGTTTGCTTGCGTGTCTCATACAGTTATGGAAGTTTTTTAATTGGCCTAAACAACAGATCATGCTCGGAGCTAATTCAAGGGACCAGATTAAGTTTGTTCACTTTGATATTATAAGGGACTTAATTTTGTTTTCCCCAAATCTACTTAAAGTGGTTGGAGGCAAGAGAAACTTACAGGAAAAAGAAATCCGTATTAAAGATGATGAAGGTAACGTTCGTTCCCTAATTCGTTCTATTTCTTCTTTTACTGGCATTGTATCTAACATTACCGGATATACATTCTCAGAAATCTTTGACATGAAGAATCCCAAGTTCTTCACTCAGCTTGATGGTTCCATTCGTAACATTCCCAACTCTCTTGGAGTGATCGACTCCACAGTATCAGAAAAAACGCATATCCTTTATAGTCTTTATGAAAATGCCTTGAAAGGAAAGACTAAGAAAGTCTATTTTTCATATAGATGTTCTAAAACAGGAGATTTAAAGGACTACTGGAATCCGAATATGACGGCAACACAGTTATCGGATTATAAAGCCAAATTTCCTTTTGGTGATTATGAGCGATACTTTCTTAATTTATGGTCTGCGGGAACTCAAAGGATATTCTCAGATGAGGCGATTGAGGCAACTAAACTTATTTCGGTTGGTGGAGAGTTAATGAATACCGAAAAAATGTTGAAACTGCTCAAGAAAAAGAATCATCTTATTGATGTTGCGGGAGATTTGAAGGACAAAGGAAAGAGCTTTGCAGATGGCGTTATCGAAACACAAACCAAGATAGATGCTTTAATGGATAAGATGGTTCCTTTAAATAATCATTACACACTGAAAAATGTATTTAACGAAAACACAAGAGCTACTATGAAGGACTTAGAAGGCTTAGGGAACTTATTGGATACGGATTGGGCTATACTTGCAGGACTCGACTTTGGTGACCCACTTGCTGTGCGTGGACTCGCCAGAACTGTTGTTACTTTTACTGCTAAAGGACTTCCGAGAAGCCGTTCGACACAATTCACATTTTCAGATGAGACAGCACCAAAATATGTTTATTTCAAATTACACGTTGCAATGATTCCAGACCATTCTATGGACAAGACAAAAGAGATACTTGAAGTAATGCATGATGAGTTTGATGGGATTGATACACTATGCGGTGAACGTTATAGAATGTGGGATATGGAAAACTGGTGCAAAGATAGGGGAATTGGATTCGAGCCAGTATATCCTAACTATGAGCGACAGAAGGAAGCACTCAAAGAACTTTTGATAGCGGTAAATGAAGGTCGATGGAAGTGTCCTGAACTTGCAATAAGAGGTTCTAAGAAAGATGATATCAGAGATGAAGAAATGGAAGTCTTCACTCACGATATGGATAAGAAGTGGTTCGGCAGTGTTGAGAAATTTGAGAAATATGGAATACAGGATGATTTTATTTTTGCTGATGCTTGGGGACTTTATGGTGGAAGATTAATGGGAGTAGATGATTTTAGAGCAAGAGGTGGAAAATTATTTTTTGGAGCCTATGTACCAGAAAAAGGATTGTTGGGTAACTATGCATAAAGAAAGAACAATTTTAAATAGCCTAAAAAAAGACTTGACAAAGCAAAATAATTAATATAAGGCGTCTTTTATTAAAGGAGAAATTTATGGATTTTGAAAAGGTGCTCGAAGAATTAGAAAAAATACCAGATGAGGCATTGCAGCACATACAGTTTTCAATGCCTTGGCAATATGGAACTGAGCAAGGGCAAATAAGGGACGAAGATGGGTTCACACCTTCCATTGGAGTAGGAAAGGAAGAGACAGCCCTAACTCAACAGGTATTACAAGCTGAGTGCTTTCGTAAGTTCCACAAAAATCCGCATGTAAACACATCTGTACGAGGTCTTGTAGGAAGACTCACCGGACTTGGATTTGAGACCACTTCTGAGTTTTTCGACATCCACCAAGCAGTTAAAGAAATAGAACTCGACCCAAGAAACCGTTTGTATAACTTCTGGCCTAAGTATGTGGGCAGAATGAACATTGAGGGCGAGTTATTCCTTATTTTGACCTGCCACGTTACGGGATTTGTAGAAGTTGACTTTTTAGACCCGGCAATGTTAGATAATGCAGGAGATGACGATACAGGAATCATTTTTCACCCAAGTAAGACTATAATGCCGCTTTTCTACCTTTTGAAAGAAAAAAACGGCAAAAAAAGACAAATTCCGAGCGTTTTCGTTGCAAGATACCCAGAATTACTTCAAGTTGCATCACAATCAAAGCATTTTAAAGCAAAAGAGACCGTACAAAGTAAGAGCAGAAAACAGGTGTTTAAGAAGAATTTTAGAGGGTATAACCAGTTTGTTGTCGCTTTTGATAAAGGCTTTGTAACAAGGAGAGCAGTATCTTACCTACGCACCACAATTGAGTGGATAAATCATTATGAGAATTTGAAGAAATATGAAATTGACCATAAGAAGTCGTCAGGGTCATATTTATGGGTTTTCACTATAGAGGATGCAAAAGCGTATAGATTGTGGTTAGCTATGCCAAAGGAAGACAAGAGAAAGACAGGAATCATGTCAAAGAAGACACCCGGAGGCTCTTTAATTCTTCCTCCCGGTATTTCTCTCGAAGTAAAAAATCCGAATTTAACATCTATAAAGGAACAAGACACAGACATTTTACAAATGGTTGCAAGTGGACTCAATGAACCTGATGATGTTCTTACAGGAAGTAATAAAGGTACTTATGCTTCTGTGAAGGCTTCAAGGGGTCCCATGTCAGATAGGACAGCCGATGAGATTGCTTATTTCCAAAGATGGCTACAACATGACTTTTGGGGTTCTGTGTTCTTTCTGAAATCCACGGTTAGTAACTTTCCTGCTATATTTAAGAAAAAGGAAGCGGTTGGATTCAGTAAAAATAAAGAACCTATATTTAATAATGTAAAATATAGACCAGAGGAGTTGCTTGATTTTTCCTTTCCTGTGTCTGAAACTATTGGCTTTGAAGGAAGAGCGAGAGGTCTGCTTGGGGTCAACCCTGGTCCCGCAGCTGAACAAGTAGGAATATCTAATACTGAGGTTGCTAAACGACTTGGAATTGGTGGGTATGCAAGACAGAGACTTATCAAGGCAACTGAAGATGATAAATATCCCGAACTCGTTTATGAGATGGGTGTGGATGCGGAAACGGTTCAAGAAGGCGCTGAAGGAGAAAAACCTAAAGCAAAGCCTAAGCCAAAACCCGCAGCAACTAAGTAACCTTAACAAGGAGCAAGGAGAAATGGAAACGAAAGTCCCGAGAGGAGCATTGAGGATTGTAGAGACAGGGGAAGGCTGTCATGCTTTAACTGAATACTTTGGTGAAGGAGAGGAGAAAAAGCCAAGATTGAGTATGGTTGCCTATAGTGGGGGAGTTATTAAAGATCACTGGTACTGGGATAATCTAGCAATTGATTTGAAAGGTATTAAGTTTTCAAAAGGCAAGTTTCCGATACTTGCAGACCATGACACAAGCCAGAAAATTGCTTTTTCCAAAGACCCTATTATAGATGGAAAACTCGAAATTAACCCAGACAAAACACAGTTTGTTGATACAGAAGCAAGTAACGAGTTTCAAAAGCTGTCTGCTGATGGGTTTCCTTATCAGTGTTCTATT